CTAAGCCCCGAGGACGAAAAGAAAGCCCTGTTGGTCCTCGATGTGTCCAGCGAACTGGCCGAGATCGATGCTTCAGCGCTAGATCAGTTGGTCGCTGAATGTTCGTTCAGTGAAGGCGTCCTGAGTGATTTGTCGAAGCAAATGCTTGCGGATTGTGGGAAATGGCAGGAAGACGACGAGCAGTACACGAGAAAGATAGTTCCTCCGACCTATAGCGTGACTGGACAAAAGCCCTCAGTAACAGAACTGCAAAGCCTGGATAAGTACAATGAGCTAGTGAGTCGGATCGAGGCATCGAAAGGTCTGAGTGAAGAGCTAAAGCAGTTTCTCACGATGGCAGCAACGAGGCATGTCGTCTTCGATTACGAAAAGATCGCAGAGTTCTACGCTCATTCCAGCAAAGAAGAACAAGCCCTGATTGAAGATTCGGCATTGGTTTTGATCGACATGGACAACGCGATAGCGAAGGGTTATTGTCAGTTGAGCATGAACCTTTCCGTCCAATACTCAAGCGAAACCGCAGAGGATGATAATGAATGACTACATCGTTTTCATAATCTCTCATGGCAGGCCAGACAATGTGTTGACGTTGAAGACCTTGAAGCGGTGCGGGTACAGCGGAGATTATCGCATCGTAGTTGACAACGAGGATAAGACGCGAGCAAACTACGAGAAAAAGTACGGCGGCAAGGTTGTAGTCTTCGATAAGCTTGCCTATGCGAACATGGTCGATGAGAGCAATAATTTCAACGACAGGCGAACGACAACGCACGTTCGCAATGCGTGTTTCGACATCGCGGCTGATTGTGGTTTTGTCAAGTTCCTAGTTCTCGATGATGACTACACAGCTTTTCAGTGGAGAACAGACAGCAATCAAAACTACCTAGAGAGCACTCCAGAGATAAAAAATGTCGATGTTGTTTTTCGCCTCATGTTCGATTTCTTGGAAAATTCAGGATTGGATTGTGTAGCGATGGCACAAGGGGGAGACTTTCTAGGAGGGAAGAAAGCAGTAGCGAATAAAAATGTTGCTGGGATTGCTAAACGCAAGATTATGAACTCGTTTTTCTGCATGACGACTCGCAGATTTTGGTTCATTTCGCAAATGAATGAGGATGTAAACACATATCTTCAACGAGGCAGAACAGGTGCAAAGTTCATGACGGTTCCTTTTGTGAGTGTTGGGCAAAAACAAACTCAGTCTGGAGCGTCAGGAATGACCGACGTTTACCTGCGATACGGAACATACGTCAAGAGTTTCTATAGCGTGATGTATGCTCCAAGCTGCACGAGGGTTAGGATGATGGGGCAGTTTCACCGGAGAATTCATCACTCGATAAAATGGAAGAATGCAGTACCGCAGATCCTTCCACCAAACTTGAAAAAATAGCATGACAAAGCGTGCCGGAAAGAAAACGTCACCGGCGCGAGGCAAGAAAACGACAGGCATAAAGCCGGAGTCACAGAGCCGAGCGCCGAAAGCGACAGGCAGCCCAACAAAACCCGCATCATTCTTTTGGCCGGAACTGCGCCCAGAGAACGAGCAAGCAGCTATAGCAGCGGGTAGGGGCGAACAGGTAAAGCGAATCAAGGATCTACGGCTAGAGCTAAGGGCCGTAAACGAACGCTGGCCGATACCACCCGAGCTACGGGAAAGAATGGTTTTCGAGGCCGCAAAGGTGGCAATGGATCCAGGGGCACCGACGAAAGAAAAGCTTTGGGCAAACCGGCTTTTGTTGGCGATGGATCAGATCAACACACGGCCAAAAGAGCTACCGCAGCAAGTCCAGGCCGGCACGACGATCACGGTAAATCAGATTCTGGCGATGATCGAAGGTGGAAACGTTGCCAGCCAGGACGACCTAGACCTACGGGACATCAAGGTTCTACCGGGGGCACCGGATGACTACGCTTAACGTGCCAGCCTGGGTAAGCCCGAAGGAAGCAGAACGAGCCCTAGAGGATGCCAGGGCAATGCGAAGTCCCTTGCTGATGGCCGAACGGTTCTCGAACGGAGAATGGGAACGAGCTAGGCACTTAGCGGTAATCGACTTCGAGTTTAGGAACTTGCTATCCGATCCGAATCTAGACTGCCTGATAGTGAAATGTCCTGTACGCCATGGTAAGAGCCAGTACTTAGCACGATGGGCACCTACTTGGTACATACTCAGAAACCCCTACAAACGGGTAATGATTTGCTCGAATACGGCAACATTGGCAAGCAGTCACTCGCGATGGGTGCGGGACAAGGTGCACGAGCTTGCACCGATGATGGGAATCCCCGGCGTGGATCCGAAGTACTCGGCTATACGAAACTGGCAGCTTGAAAAGACTAAGGGAGAATGTCTCGCAGCCGGGGTTGGTGGATCGATCGTGGGGTTCGGTGCTGACCTGTTGATTATCGATGACTACCTCAAGGATGCGAAATCGAGCTACTCCCAAAAGATCAGGGACGACCAATGGGACTGGTTTGTTTCAACGTCGGGAACACGGCTAGAGCCGGGCGGCAAGTGCGTGCTTTTATGCACACAGTGGAACAGCGACGACTTGATTGGACGCATCGAGAAGCGGAAAGACGAGCTTGATATCCGGGTTCGGTCGATCACCCTTCAAGCATTGCGTGAGGGTACCGAGGTCAAGGATCCGCTAGGACGCGCAGAAGGTGAGGCCCTTTGGCCAGAACGATGGCCGTCAGAGGTAATGGAAAGGCGCAAGAGGCAGGCAGGGCATTGGTGGCACTCGATCTACCAGGGGAACCCGAAGGGGTCGAGCATGGCCAACTGGCCAGAGTCCTACTTCAGCAACATTTTCGCCGACGATGTGGACTTCCCAGAGCCGACCGACTGCCTTATCTCGGCTAGCTTCCTGGATCCTTCGAAGGGCAAGAACAGTCGAAAGGGTGACTATCAGGCACAAATCTGGATCGGGTACAAAAGTGGGTTGTTTTACGTCGATTCGGACATTGAGCGCAAGCCTATACCGAAGATGGTTCGTGACTTCGTGCTTTTCAACAGGGAGCGAAAAACAGCTTTTGTAGGGATTGAGGCGAACGCATGGCAGGATCTTTTGGCTGATGATTACTGGGAGGTGTGCCAGGATATCGAGTACAACGCCGACAAGCCGATCCTAGTCAATCAGACCACGAACAAGACGGTTCGGATCGAACGGCTCGGAAAGTGGCTCAACCAACGCCTTTTAAGATTCCGCAAATCGGCTTCTAATGAGCTGTTGATAAAGCAGATGCAAGAGTTCCCGTACGGTCAGCATGACGACGGGCCTGACGCATTGGAGGCTTGCATGGCGTTATTATGTCGATCGGTTGATGCGTTGCATGGATTACACGAAGTGACTGAGACAGAGGCCTAGAATGACCTATTCGATTCAGACGGGAAACGGAACAGCGAAACTTACCGAGGGGCAATTGCAGGGCCTCGTAAATCGGGGCAAGATCCAGCCGAGTACAGTAGTCGAGGTAGAGGGGTTCGGGCCATGTTTAGCAAGGGAAATTAAGTTTTTAATGTGGCCGAAGGTGGCAACGTTGCCAGCGCCAAGCGAAGTCCAGACACAAAGCGCAGAAAAAAGCAATGCTACTATTTTTCCGTTTAAGCGTTTGGATTGGCAAAGATCGATCCAGCGTACATGGGGCTCGGCATTGATCGTGAGCATCGGGCTTGCGGTGCTGTGGGTGCTTTATCCGGCTTTGGTTTTCGCACCGTGGAGCATTGGGGTGATGTGCAGCGTTATACTAGGGGCGTTTCTGGTCGGCGTGGTCAGCTTCGTTCGGGTAGTGCTTGAGGCTCTAGCATTGTTTCTTGGGGGTCAAAATGGATCGGTCAATCGTCAGGCTAAAGATCGAGGAAGTAGCCCAGCTTGACGGCTGCGAGCTATCGAACAAGCAGCTAGCAGACCTTGAGGAACTTTACTGGCGATCCTTCGATACTCCGATGCCTGGGGCGTGGGTCGATCAGCTTACGGCGAACGATTTGGATCAGCGGGTGTACAAAATGGCTCAGCTAGCGCGAAGGATTTACCTTCGATCTTTCTTGTGTATCGGTCGTTCTAGAATCATAAAAAAATAGCATTGCGTTTTTCTGTCGCTGGCAACGTTGCCAGGGCGTTTTCTAAAAAACCAATGTTTTCATTGGTCGGCGTGAATTACGGCCGTAAATTTCTAGCCTGCCTAATTGCGCCAAATTGCGTCGAATTGCGTCAAAAAATAATGTGCCAACGTGGGCACGTTTCGACCCGGTGGCATTATCTGTTTGGAGGGTCAAAGCATGATCGAATTGGACTGGGTAGAGAACAACGGGATTTGGACAGCACAGCACGAAGGCGAAACCTTCGAGATCGTTCTTGAGGGTGACGGGACGTTCGGTACCTTCGGGCCAGACTGGTTCCCGGAACGACGCAGGCCGAACCTTGGCAGTGCACAGGAGCAAGTCTCCGAGGCGATCGAGCATCGGTCAGAGTCGATCATGCAGACTAGGTACGAAGAACAGCAGGCTTTTTACAGAGGATTTGAGCGAGTATGAGCGATAGTGCATTGCAGCCGAAAGAATTACAGCCAGCGGTCGTTCCGTTGCGCACGATCATTGCTGACGAGGAAATCGCACGCTGGAAGATGGAGTTCGAGAGCCTCGACGCCTCAACCAGCGAAGGGTACGAACAGGTCAAACGCGCGGTCGCGGTGTGTCGAAAGACGCGATCGATGATCGAAGAAAAGCGGAAGTTCCTCAACGAGGAAGCCTTGAAGCATCAGCGAACCGTCAACGCCGAGGCCAAACGGATCACGGCATTGATCGAGGAAGTCGAGGAACCCCTAAAGGCAAAAAAGCAGGCTGTGGACGACGAGGTAGAACGCAAGCGGAAAGAGCTTGAGGAAAAACGCCGGGCGGCGATCCAAGGCAGGATCGACGAGTTCCTAAGGGAAACCGGCAAGAGCCTGCCATGGGCCACAGCCGAGGCCCTAAGCGATGCCGAATACGAATTGGCATTGGAAACCGGCAAGGCAGAAAAGCAGCGTTCAGACGCAGCAGAGGCGGCCAGGATCGAAGCCGAGCGGTTAGAGCGTGAACGCATCGCGGCAGAATGGAAAGCAACTCAAGAAGAAATTGCAAGGCTCAAGGAATTGCAAGCAGCCGAGCAAGCCAAGCTGCGTGAGGCCAAAGACGAGCTAGACCGACAACGCGAGGAAATCCAGCGCCAAAAGGCAGAACTTGAAGCGTCGAAGGTGGCAACGTTGCCAGCAGAGGATCCGTTTCGGGTCATGGGTTCGGAAGCTGCAAACGATCGCGTCGAGGCTGTTTTGTCGAAGGTCGAACAGGCCCCAAAGGTGGAAACGTTGCCAGCGCAAGACCCGTTTGCGAAGGCGGTCGAAGCATGGGCAGGCGATGAATCGGACGATCAGGTAGAACCATTGGCAGGCGAAACGATCGATACGCTTTTGCATCTAGGTGCAACGTCGATCGAGTTCCAAGGCCAGAAGTTCGAGGCCACAGGGGGAATCGTCGAAGGCGTGCAGTCTGTCATAAAGGCCAACGAGGAGCAAATTAAGATAGCATTCAAGATGCTCAGGGAAGGGGTTGCAGAGCTTTGCGATGCACTATCGTCGAGGCTAACCGAAAGTTATTTCGATGATGCGTTTTTCTTTCTCATTGAAATCAACAAGCTCGAAGCGAAAATCTTCCCTGTAAGCTAACGAGGATCGATCAACTATGAGCTACCTGAGGCAATCTATGGGCGCTAAGAAGGCAGAACCCGAATTGAATATCCGCTGGTTGATCCGTCGCGATATGCCAGCGATCAACGAGATCAACATCGAGTCGAGCTATCAGCTACTCGAAGAGGACATCGTGAAGATGCTTCGCACGAGGAACTTTGTCGGAATGGTCATCGAGCGTGGCGATCAGGTCCAAGGCTACATGATCTACGCTCTGGAAAAAAATGCGATCGACTTGCATCACTTGGTCATCGATCCGATGTTCCAATTCCAGGGGCTCGGTCGGGCCTTGCTTGATGCCTTGCGGTCGAAAATGGAGTTCCAGAAGCGATCTAGGATCTTCACGACGGTAAGCGAATACAACGTGCAGGCCCAGGTATTCTTGAGGGCCTGCGGGTTCGAGTGCGTTGAGACTATCGACGATTGGGACGAAAACGGGGACGGATATCTTTTTGAGTATCAACAATGAATCGAGCAGTATTTACGCTTTACTTTGTGCACACGCTAGGCGAGTGGCGTTGTGCTATGGAACAGGTCATCGACGGTCGGATGCTATGTGCCTTTAACGAGACGCTATGCGGTATCGGGCGATTGCACCCAGCGGCCAACTACACTGATTTGGTTGAATCGCTTCGGCGCGTTGTCGAGCTTTACAAGTACGAATGGGGCCTCGGCCTGTTGTCGGTCGAGGACGGGAAATTAGTTTGGAGGTTGAAAGATGAAAAAGGGCGATAAGGCTTGGGTGTTGTGTGAAGTTGCTGGTGATAGTCCTTGTGGTGCTTTGCTAATGAAAGGGCCACAAGGTACGCCTTTTTGGGCCAATGAAAGGGACTGCAAGCCGGTCGAGCCCGAAACAGCAGAGGAATCAAAAGAACTCGATTCGGATTATCGGGACGCAACGCCTGAGGATGTTGAGCGATTTATGCGCGGTGAGAAGATCGAAGCTAGGTTCAGGGACTTTGACTATCAAGATTGGAATCGCTCAAAGGGCTACCGTAATCGCAAGCAGTTTCTCGCAGGGGTTGAACTGAGGAATGGAAAATATAGGTGGGTAGATGACGACAATAGGTCTTGGATGATTTGCCAAGTCTATGATCCGAAGAAGCCAAAACCGGAATCGGAAGACGACTCGTTTTACGAACCGTGGGAAATCGATGTTAATGAGCCCTCGAAGTATGATCCACCGAAAACAGGCTTAGACCTTCTTTCCGATTTCGATATCGTCGAAGCAGGAGACCTGTTCCAAAGCAGCAGAGACGGTAAGTTCCATCGGTGCAACTTCACCATGGGGATGCCGGTGAAAGATGCAGTTTTGCGTGGATGTCAGCAGCGCGAAACCTGGACGTTCTACAGGCCAAAGGTGCAAGCATGAGCCAAGCAGTTGAATACGGCCTGCTCGTTGAGATTTGATTGCCGGTCAGCGTTTCGGTGCTCGGTGTGATAGGCGAAGCAATCTGCAAGGCGTATCCCGGTAGCGTGATGCGTCAGCAGGGCGAGCACCTGTTGTTTGAGGTTCCGATAGAAAAAAGCAATGATGAAAATATCTGACGCATACTTATACATCGTCGTCGTGACGATCACCTTCTGCGTACTGCTTTGGGCATCCTGCATATTGATCGCTGCGGTGTTCTTTTTCAATTCCGAGCCTTCAAAGCCGATTGAGGAACAGCGCGAGTCGATCGACTGGAATATCTCCGAAGGCGACAGGTCGAGTCGCTGGACAGAGGTGCGAAACAATTTCGTGAAAAAGCACCCCGTATGTGAAGCATGTGGAACCTCGGCGGCATTGAATGTACATCACGTGGAACCGTTCCATGTGAGGCCAGAACTCGAGCTTGCCGAGTCGAACCTGATCACCCTATGCAGGGAGCATCACTTTCGAATCGGACATGATCCAGACGGGCCTTGGCGACCGAAGAAACCAAGCTGGTCGGCATCGAATCCGATGGTTCGATTTCATGCCGAGCAGTTCAAAGAGGGTAGGCGATACTGATGAACCAATGGAAAGTGACAGCCTACACCGGCAAGCATCGCGACAAGATCCTAGGCCATTCCTGGGTGCGAGCTTCCAGCGAACAGCAAGCGATCGAGCTTGGGCGTAGGGCGCTTCGTCTTATCGGGGTTCGCGGTTCGTTTCGAGTTTCTGCAAGCCTGTACAGTCCGCTTGGCGATTGGGCGTTTGCAGGGTATGTCGTGAGGGTGTGATGGATCTTCTGATTGTGTTTGTTGCAACGGCGTTTTTTGTGATTTGGCTTTTTACTTAGGATGCAAAAAGATGAATAGTGAACAAGGTTTTCCCAACGTGCCAGGCGTGCCCGATGGGTGGGAGTTGGTGGCGTTGCGTGTGCCAGATAAGGGAGAGTGGTTTATCGGTGTTGACGGAAAGCCGTGCCAAGCCGAGCGTAGTAGCGGACAAGTGTGGCCCATCATCCGCAAGATCGAGCAACCTGCTCGCTATCGACAGTTTGCCAATGCTGAGGAATTTGACGCATTCAATCATCTTCGTTTTCGCGAAAAGGACAGGAAAAGCGAGCGCCGCCTTGCCTCGTATTACGACTCGCAAGGCTTGCGCATGAACGACGGAGACTCCGGAAGCTATTTGCTTGAATGGGAGGCTTGTTTTGCGAGGCTTGAGTTTGTCGATGGCACCCCGTTTGGAGTGAAGATTGATGAATAGCAACTCGCTAGCTTTCGAATTGCTAGTCGGGTTTGTATTTTTCCTTTTCTTGCTAGTGCTTCGTACTTGCTATTCGATGTAAGCATGGGGCGTTTGGAGTGAAAATCGAATCATGAGCGACGATCAAAACAAAGGGCCGATTAGTGGGCTATCCGCAGAATCGAAAGCGCCTCTTGATGCCTATATGGATCTTTTTTCGGCAATCGAGCGTAGCGGGTTCGTGCTCTCGCCATGTGGGATTTGTGGCGAAGTGGTTGTTTGTATTCCAGACGGCTTGGCCTTGTGCAAGCCATGTGCAGAAAAGGTAGGTGGAGAATGAGCAGTCGTAAACTTTTTGCAATCGTAGGGTGCTCCAAAATTAAAGGCGAAGTCAAGCGAATTGGTCAACACGGAGATACCTGGGTTGAGGCCCAGGATCTTTACACCTCCGACCTGTTTAAGAAGCGTCGAGCCCACGTTGAATCTAGGGGCTTGGTCTGGTTCATCGCTTCGGCTAAATCTGGAGTGGTAAATCCAACAACGCCTCTACGACCATACGATAGGACAATGCAAGACTTGGCACCGATCGACGTTGCTGCGTGGCATGTAACGGTAGTCAATCAGTTGATCGATTCCCTTTACTACGATCACAATATCCGAGACCTGAAAGAAGTTGCAATCGAACTGCACGCCGGGTCGAAGTACATCGAGCCGCTGGACAAGATCCTAGAAATGTTCGGCGCGGAAGTGATTAAGCCGGTTGCCGGAATGGGGATCGGTCAGCAGTTGGCGTACTATTCGGGGGCGGTGCATGTCTAGCAAGCGAGAGCGATTCAGCAAGCAGTTGGCGCGTGTCTTGATGATCCTAGAGCGTTTGAGGCTCAATGGTGGTTCGACGATCATGCAGGCCTATGAGCACCTTCGAAAGTCTGGAATCGAATGCAGTTCTCGGACGGTGGCTCGGGACTTAGCAACGCTTGAGGCTTGCGGGTTCGTTGAGCGTGAGGAATCGTTGGAAGATGGTTCGTTTGTGTACGGTTCGACTGGCAACGTTGCCAGCGGGAAGGAAAGAAACCAGTGATCCGATACGTCAAGAATTGGCAGAACGTTCCGAGCGCAAAAGCCTGCCTTGGTCGGTGGGTGTTTCAGTTGAGCTTCAAAAGCGACCGTATTTACGCTCCTGGGTGGTATATCTTTAGCTTTGGATTGTACAAGGTTAGCGACACAGTGCCCGAGGGTGCGTACATGTTTCGCAAAGGAAACTACCGTGGTTTCCTTTGGGTAGTTCGCATTTGGCTACCGATCGAGTTCGGGTTCTAGGTGGCAACGTTGCCAGCGCGCAGAAAAAAGCATGACTACTTTTATTGGTGAAATCGGGTTGGTTTCGATCCTCTATGCGGTCACTTGCTTGGGTGCATTTTGCGTCCTCGTAGGTGCTTTCTGCGGGATCAGATTCCACCTGCGGCGATTGATCGAGGCAGCCGATCAGTACCGTGAGGCATCGAGGATTTATAGGCAAGCAAAAGAAGTGACCGAAACGCAACTCGGTGGCGTTGAATCATTGCTACAAGAACTAGACGACCTGAAGGCTCAAACAGCGTGGTTTGACCGGATTACGGATCGTCAACCGAATTGGGAATATCAGTGAGGGATGGAAATGTCGGAACAAAAGACTGAACAAAAGATCGAAGCATTTTGGCGGGATGCAACCGCCGAGGATGTTGCGGGAATCGTAAAGACCGGCAAGCCGATTCCGGCTAGGATCAGAAACGCAAACAACGAAGCCTGGAGAGAGGATTTGATTGCCGGATGGGGTCTGCCGTGTTTTCTTCCGGTCCCAGTCTGGATCGATGAGGGCGGAGTGCCCTGGAGACAATGCCAAGTCTACGATCCTCAACAATGGTGGCTTGACAAGCCCGATCCCGGCAAAGGGTGGAGGTTGCTTGGGAAGTTTCCCGATGAGCCGAAGCTTGCGACGGATGAATTCTGGAACTGCCACCGAAAAGAATGGAGGAAGACATTTACCTACGACGGCGATCAAGCCAAAGCGATTTGGTATCGCCGACGCATCGAGCCGAACTCTCCTGAAAAATTGGATAGTTCGACTTGTGCAAGCAACATACCTAAGGGCTGGACGGCTCTTTCGCTCGATGAACCTCGCTTGGAATCGGATGCCTACTGGTCGCAAGATGCCGAAGCCTGGATCATCGTAGACGGATGGCTCGAAGCAGCTAACCGCGACAAGTGGCCAGCGATCAGGCAAGTCGAGACGCACAAGACCATGCAACTGGTGCTGTGGTGTCAATATCGATTACCGAACGGTCGCTCAATTAAAGTCACCAAGGAAGGCTTTGAGTTGCTATAATCCGGCCCAAGGGCAAGTAGGCTACTCGACGAACCGAATAACATCGGCAACGTCGAGCGTTACGAACGGCTGGCCAGTCCAGGCCATGACCGACACTGCAAACGAAACCAGCGGGGCCGGTGTTTCAGAGGAATCGATTTCGATCAGGGGTACGAGCTTTCTATCGTGCTTGACCCCATAGAGATATCGGGCTGCATCCTGTGTCATGCAAACCCCTTCTAAGTTAGCAACATTGCGTTTTTCTGCGCATTGCCGAGCCCAGGCAGATTTGGTGTAGTTGACGCGATCGACCAACTCGGTTCTGAGATCGTAGTGACTTAGCAGGCTCTTTGTTGCCGGGCGTGACTCGAAAAAGTAGGAAGCCTCGGCGATTGTGATATAACCCTGGGGAATTACCCTGGGCGGTCGCTTCGTGTCAGGAAGCTCCAACCGGCTGATTCTCGATCGTAGCTTGCGGTCATATTGCCAAGCGAGCTTGCCCGATAGGTGGGCCGAAACGGTATTCCGAGCGAGTTCCAAACGTTCGGATATTTTAGTCTTTGGAGTGCCACAATGGGCCATCCAAAAGATTTGGTACACTGTTTGACTGTCGATTCGCATAGTGAGCACAAATCGGCTAGGATTGATTCTGGAGGCCTTAAAATGAATCGAATTGTCGAAGCGATGCAGGGTAGTTTAACAGAATCTTGGGGCGAACCGGTAGACATTACTGAGTTCCTTACCGATTCCACGGGGTTCTTCAATACCACGGGGCTCGGTGCATTTACCCAGGTTTGGGACAGATCGGACGGACGTTACAGGCCAGTCTACACTAACGAGGCCGAACTAAAGATCATCCGGGCGATGTCGTGGCTGTTGGTCGAGAAGGTTCCAATGGCCCAGGCGTGGGTCAATCGTCTGTTGGATTACACGATCGGAACCGGGTTCGATTGGACAATTAAATGTGACGATAAGCGACTAGAAAAGGCGGTTCAGGCTTACGTGAGGGAGTGCCTCGATACGTCGAAATGGTCATCGGAGCTTGAGCGAGAAACGATGGTTCGTGAAGTCTCCGAAGGGGAGTTCTCGGGGGAACTGATCTACGATAATGGTCAGTGCATGTTGGTCGCTCGGGAGGCTGACGAAATGACCGAGCCGGCAGAGAAGCGCGAGCTTGAGGACTGGCTAGGAATCGAGTTCGATGCCTCTTGGACGTTCGGGGTGTTGACTAAAAAATCCGTTCCTGAAAAGCACTACGGCTATCACTTCGTGAAGAATGCAGCCGGTACGGATTGGGACTATGTGCCAGCCGAACGGGTTGTTTTCTGGAAACGAAACGTTAGGCAACGAGCCAAGCGGGGTTACTCCGACTTCTACAAGCCTCATTTGTATTTGCTTCGCGCCGATCGGGTTTTGACCAACACTGCAGAGGGGGCAGCAACCCAAGCAGCCATTGCCTACATCGTCGAACACAGCGAGGGAACGCAACGTCAGGCCGACAACATCGTCAAGAAATTCGCACCGCTTACGGGTCGTGTGGATCCGATGACTGGGCTATCGCAACGCAAAAGGAGGATGCTCCCAGGGACACGGCTCGACGTTCCCGCAGGCCAGAACTACAAAGCCGGTTTGCTCGGTTCGAACAATAGCGACATTTATATCTCGGTCATGGAATCGGCTTTGAGGCTTGCCGGTACCGTCCATGCGTTCCCAGAAGGGATGCTCACAGGGAGTTATGAGAACAACAATTTGGCCTCTGCGATCGTTGCCGAGGGGCCATTCGTTCAGGGTCGGATTGCAGAGCAAACGCAGCGCAAAGAGCGAATGCGTGAAATGATCTTGAAGATCGTTAAGCTCGGGGCAAACAACCGGAGGTTTGGGGTCTACGGTTTTGCGACCTGGGAAGCGATCCAGGACTTGATTACCGTCGAGGTCATTCCTCCGAAAATCATTCCGCTAGATCCGATCAAGCACACGCAGGCGCTAGCGATGCAGAGGGATAAAAATTGGGTCTCGGACAAAACAGCGATGAACGAACTAGGCCGGGATATCGACACGGAAACAGCCAACGGATTGAAGGTTGCAGGGGCCGAACAGCAAGCCGGAACAGGGCCACAGCCGGGCGTTCAAGCTGGCAACGTTGCCAACAAAACGGGGCAGGAAACCGGACAGGATGCTGGCAACGTTGCCACCCCTGAGGCTCAAATATCAAGCAATTGGCAGGGATTGTCGCGTTTGCAGTGGAATAGAAACCGTAGGGCGATGGCTGATGTTTTGGCCGATTTCATGGCAGGAAAAACTACTCGGCAAGTCGCATCGGTACTGCTTAAGTCGATCGGGATGGATGATAAGTCGATCGAGGCAATTTTGACCGATGCCGAGGATGGTTCGATTGATGATCCGATGCCACTGACCGAGGCAGAACGAAAGACTCTGGGCAAGCCGTTTCGCACCCCTAATGGGCCAAAGAAGTTCTCTGTCTACGTCAAGAATCAAAAGGGCAACGTCGTAAAGGTCAACTTCGGCGATCCTAAAATGAGGATCAAGCGCCAAGACTCAGGAAGCCGTAGAGGGTTTCGGGCTAGGCATAATTGCCAAGATCCAGGGCCACGGTGGAAGGCTCGATACTGGTCTTGTCGGTTCTGGTCGAGGCCAACCGTCACGAAGCTGCTTAAGGAATCGTTTTCAGGTCAGTACACTTGGGACGGCAGGACGTTCGTTCGAGAGTCCTGGTTGTACAGGCAAAACCCAAGGCTGCTTGAAGTGCGCGACGGGGATGGGGACGGGAAAATCAACGACGGAAAACCAAGCGAGGCACCTGCGGAAAAGAAACCGAAAGCTGCACAGCCGAAATCAAAATCGAAAGCTCAAAAATTCGCCGTAGCGGATTATTCGGGTGACAGATTCTTGAAGTTGAACAAGGCACTGAGAACCGGCGAACCTCTCGATAGTTCTGATCAAACCCTTGTCAGAAACCTTGATGCTCACTTAGCCAGTTCTGCAAAGCATAAGGGGGTCACGTTTCGAGTTATCGAGGATCCAGATGGGGCAATAGCAAAGACGATCCAAGACGGTGGCTCATTCACAGACAGAGCTTTTGCGTCTACATCTACATCGATTCCTTCGTTCGTTTCCAAGGGTCAAATCGCTTTTCAGGTGGTAGGCAAGAACGGTGTCGACATAAGCTCCGACTCGCTAAACCCTGGCGAAAAGGAGGTTTTGTTTCCAAGGAACACTCGTTTCAAAGTAATTAAAACCAAAACAAACGAGTACGGTGCCTTAGTCGCGATCTTGCAAGAAATCGAAGGCCAAGCTGAATCGTTAGATCAAGATTTATTTAACACGTTTGAAAGGCTTATAGAAGCCAAAGACGGAGACGGTGACGGCAAGATCAACGATGGCAAGCCGAGTGAAGCACCAGCGTCAAAAAAGCAATCGAAGAACAAAAGTTCGACACTTGCAACCAAGGTTAAGATTGAAGGGAATCTTCCGACGGAACCTCCGAGCGGTAACGACCTAGACAGTATTGCAAGGAAGTTTGTCGATGATGGAATCAAATACAACAAGCTGACAGCAAAAACATTGAAGGTAAAAGCAAACGGAAAAACGAAATCGCTTAGCCTCTATGGTGTTGCTCGGGATGAAAATTGGCAACCTGTGTTTTTTGCAGACAAAGCAAACAACTACTATCAAAAGTCCGGCGATGATATTGTTCCGTTGCAAGGATCCATCGAAGACGTTCGAAAGGCGAGATTCGAGCAAGGAAAACGCGCGGCATTGAACTCGTTTGAGTTTCAGCAAAAGTTCAACAAGCGAACCTATGATCTGGCTAATGAAATTGCAAATGCTGGTTACTCTGTGAGAATCAATGTTCCAGACGATTCAACTAGCCGGTACATCTATGTCGATGTTCCAGGGCGTGAAAAAGAGTTCAAGATTCGTATCGCTGATCACGCCCAACCCGGCTATTCTGCAGGCGGTAAAAAAGTCAATCTAGGAGGATTCTCGAAAGAGCTTGGCAAACGACACGAGGCATCCGATATCAGTATCGACCCAACAACTGGAAGCACGTTAAAAGATGCTTTGGATGCAGTGAAAAGCCTTGGCAGCAAACAGGATTCCTTACAAGAGGCCAAAGACGGAGACGGAGACGGTCTGATCGATGACGGCAAGCCAACACAGCGAGCAGCACCGCCAAAGGAAAAGAAGGCTTATGGCAAGAAAGCCCCTGGATTGAAAGACGCAACTGCGTTGTCGCTTATGAGCTTCTCTGAGCTAGAAAAGTTTGAACGCAGTGTTCGGATGAATAGGATCCGGATGAAGTCTGAGGACTATGTGACGCAAATGAAAGACGTTGCATTGACTCGCTGGCAAAAGCACAAAGAGCACCCGGAGTATGTTCGACTGACTGGCCTGATGGAACGTGCCGCAGCAGGAGAGACGTTTGACGAAGTGCAGGGCTCGGGCATGAGTGCTGCTGAGTACTTCTCTAGCAAGCGAGCAGAGTTCAAACTCAGTGCCTCAGAAGAATTTTTTAAGGCAAATCGAGCGAAACATATCGCGGAACATGCTAAGGGGGTTCGCAACGCGCTCAAGGACAAGCGGGAAGTACCAGACGATATCCTGCGTGAGTACGTGCAGTCAGATTGGATGCCAAAGGACATTCGAGATCGTCTATTGAGTTCCTCGGAAAAGGATGCTGAACCCCCGAAGCCAGACAAAGAGCCTAAGAAGGAGGTCAAGGGCAAAGAAGATGAGGGCTTGAAGATAGAAAAAGCCAAGCCTGCACTACAGAACGAAACTCAAGAGAGGTTCTATCGACGCGAGATCGATTCATTTACGACCGCCGAAAGCCAAAATGAAGCTCGACAAAGGATCAAGACGCTAGCGAATGATTCAGAGATCGGTGGGCTTTCGGAAAAGATGGGCGCGATAGGAGGCGCGCGACAAGCTGAAGCCAAGAAGCTCCAGACTGAAAGGGAAGACTTGGTATGGAAGGCTAGGGCAGAAAGAGACGAGGATCAATCGGTCATTGAAAAGATGATCGAAAGCAATGCCCCTGAAAGCGAGATTAAAGCAAAGGAAGCTCAAAAACGACAGTCTTACCAAGAAAAAATAAACGCTGCA